TATGCATCATTGTAAGGTTTAGCATATTTATAAATAACATTTGGGAAGAGCAATGGCGAGATAGTGTTATTGCGATATACAGCAACCTGTGCAAACGGGCGAACGCTAATATCGATCAGAGTAAATGTAGAGTAGTCCTGTCCTCTTCCCTTCGAAACATCTACGGTCATGACATAATCATGATCCTTTATAGGTTCTTCATATATTTTTAGTAATCCACCTTCCATATATCTCTTGGGTGGTTTAGCACGTAGATTAAGCAATGTGTCTGCGTTTATTAATGTGTCACCAGTTCCAAAAAATGTATTACCAAATTCCTGATCAAACTGTAATTGACTTGTATTTGCTACGGTTTGTTCTTTCCACTTTTCATCCCTGCCTGGTACATCCCACCAGTCCACACGAAAACTTTTAAACTCATTGATTTGTTGAACTGCACCTTCCCAGATCTTGTGGAACTGATTACCAATTCCATTTGCGGTAGAAGTTACAATTACTTTGGTGTCTTTACCTGCAGAGATAACAGGATACGTTGAAGTATAAAATTCTGCAGCACGTTCTACGAAAGCAAACTCATCAAGATATAAAAGGTTGACAGACATACCACGAATGGAACTCCCACTAGTAGCAGCGGCAATAATACGTGAGTTATTAGAAAATTCCAAAGATCCCTTATTGAGTGCTTTTGATCCAGGCTGTAGAAAGAACGGAATGTTCTCCAACATGAGTGTAATGCGGTTAAGCATTTCACGTGCAGTCGCACCTTTGTTTGCGAGGATGGCAACTGTTTTTTCTGGGTTGAAAAGAACGTACCAAAGGAGGTAGGCACATGCACTAATGCTTTTACCAGATTGTCTACATGCGAGGACGACATTAAATCTATTCTCCTGAAATTGTTTGAACATATCCCTTTGATAAGGATATAAGACAAATGGAACCATCCCATCGTCCAGAGAAATAACCTTTACATAATTCTCAACAAAGTATACAGGACTATCCATACACTTTTTGTATTCTTGTAATAAGTCTGGAGTCCACTGTTGAAGGACGCCGTCTCTCTTGACGTTAGGGTTCCCTAGATATGACTCTTTCTGCTTCAACATCAACTACATCATTTTCTCTTAGCATCTTTTGAATATCTGAAGTGGAACCTAAGTAGTAATTATTCTGTTGATTTTCTACTTGTTGTGGTTTCTCATCATCGTTCAATTGTTTTTGTTTTTTATTTAAATCCTGCAATTTATCATTGACATCTGCAACATTTTTAATTAAACCAGATAATACTTCATATGCACGAGGATGCTCGGATTCACGAGCAACCTCTATCATATTTTCTAGTGCGTCTTTTCCTTTTTCGATCAACTCATATAAAGTGTCACGAGAATAATCATAGTCATTATTTATTTTTTCATCATCACTCATTTGTCATCGGATTAGAATCCGCCTCCACCACCACCAGCTGAGTCTAGTATTGTAGCACCAAGTGAAGATACAACTTTAAAAGATCCACCACTCCAAACTGCAAGTGTTGCGTCTCCTGCATTACCATCTGTCACATATATCAATTGACCTTCAGTTCCAGATGTTGGTGCGGTAGCGACTGTGTATGGATATAATTTTACTGTGTCTACACGTGCTTGTACGTAATCACTATCTATAAGAGCAACCGAAACTTCTGCTCTATTGTTTACATATGCAGAGTCTACTATTCCTTCTATGTAAGTTTGATCCGCAATTCCTTGTACATAAGTTGTATCAATGAAAGTTTTTACAGTAGAAGAATCTGTTAAGGTATTTACTTGTGTTTCAAGGTGTGTGAAATTGCCGTCTAGTTCTGCGAAGGTAAGTTCACTGCCTTTCGTGTTTCTTAATGTGATGGGCATTTATTTCTCCTTATGCGCTATCATCAAAGGCTAGATCGATATCTGTATCGAAACCATAGTCACTATCGGGCATTCCGATTATAGTAGTTGGGTTAGGTGTTATGGTGATTGTTTCTGCAAGTATGTCAGAATCACCTTGTGCACCCACATCACGGAAGAATACATCCGCAATAGATTTTCTAATAACTGTTGAGTTTGCGATTGCACCAAAGAATGAAACTTTCATTTCAAAGGTCAACGTGTAAGTTATGGTTCTCCTTTGCGACATCTCTGCTTCAAAATCGTCAGAGAATGTTACGCCTTGAATTATAATTGGAATATCCTCTTTGAAGTCTGGATATTCTGTAGGAAAAGGTTTTATCGTTATAGTGTATTGTGGATTGAATGTAGGTAATATTTGTTCTACAATTTGTAACGCATCATCCTGACTCTTTGCGTAAATATTTAAATCAAATGTAATTGAGTAAGGAACTGGTGAATAAAACTTTTGAGCTTTAGGAAACGCATTTAAATCTGTAAGTTTTTGACCACGACCTTTAAAGGCACTGGTCTTAGTCAACTGTCTTGTATTGTCATATGTAAAACTTGTAATCTCAAAAGACATACGAGGAAGTTTGATCGCAACCTTTTCGTCTGTATAGAGATCCGTTTGTTGTCTTATTCTCTCCAAGAACTTCTTTCTTGGTGCATATGACAACGGAACTTTTAATTGATTTAAAACTCCACCAGAAGCATTCTTGCGGATTACATAAATGTTATTGAACAGTCTCCCAAAGATGGAGACTGATTTTCTTATTTTCTCATGGTAAAAGTGTGTTCCAAACATTTAGTAAAACGCATTCCATTGTGTACCATCCCAGAAAACTGGATATGGAAAGTTTGCTTGCTTATTTTCGGGATCCCAGTTAACACCGTCTGCGACTGCAAACATACCAGGCTTGAGACCTAGTGCACCGATTGTTGTTGCAGTTGGTTCAGAGGACTGTGGTACTTGATAAAGCACATCATTAAATTGTCTTACAGTACCGATAGGTACAACATTGTCTCCATCATTAAAGAATGTTCTACCAGTTTTATCATTGTGATAAATTTTACCCTTTCTATCAGATAGAGTAGAGGTATTATCTACATCCCAACTAGAAGTACCGTTGTTGAATTGATAAAACTCTGTTGCACCATTCCCTTGGAAATGAATAATTGATTCAGGTGTATCGGGTACAAAAGATAGATTAGAAAAAGATGCAGGGCCTTGAGACTGTGCAATATAACCGTATGGCACAGAACCTGCAAACCTCTGAGTTCTTGCGTCAGAGTTTAGATTAAAGGTAATTTCTGTTGTATCATCAATTGTTGTGCTATTAAAATCTGATGTTTTAAGTGAAATATTTGCACCAATCTTACGTACTCTTAGTCTTACACCGTTTGGAAATGAACTCCAACCAGAAGTATAAGTTGTTACAGTACTAGTTCCATCTACGATAGTTGCTTGATCACGATCTGTCCCTGTATGTTGTTGATCTAGATTATATACAAGTGCCCATTGTACATTGGTTAAACCAAAACCTGAACCACCATTGGTCAGTCTTATTGCACTTAATGTGTAGTGTTTACCATCCTCTATAACATAACCAATAAGAAGACCTATCATGTCATTATCGCCATCTGTGGATTTTATTGTTGCTTCGTGTGTGTAACTGTCATATTTTCTTGGAGAATAAAATCCTGTCGCTGATGCTGTGTTTCGAGAATTTTCAACAGAACTTGTACCAGAATTATATGACCATGCATCTAAATCTAATTGGTTTGCAAGTGGTTGAGATGCACCTTCATGGGAAAATCTATTCCAAGTGTTAAAAACAACTAGTGGATCAGTTGGTGCTTGTGCGTCTGTAAGTTCTGCAGAAGTTTCAATAAACTTATCATTGATTGCGACTAAAGCATTATCTGGAGAATTATAGTCGTACACTGATTTACTATTTACTTTTAACTCACCATTATCAGTGGATATTTTATCAGTCCCAAGAAAAATTGTATTACTTGAAAGATGTAACTGTCTCCATTTCTTAGATGCAGTACCTAAGTCACGTGCACTATCTGTATCTGGAACAAGATTTGTTGCAAGGTTTAATAAATTATTTGCAAGAGCAGTGTCACTTACATAGTTAGCACCATTGGTCAATTCATTGTTATTTGTTGGTATTGTTGGAGTACCTGATAGTGAACCATATGCACCATCAAATGCATCTGTGATTCCATAACCTGCTATTGTAGTTGGAGTACCTGTTAGTGAACTAAATGCAAAGTCTTGAGGCGTCTGTCTTGCTTGGACATATGTTGCATCAACTGTAGATGTCACTAACGATGAGTCTTGAAAACGATCTCTTAACTGGATGTATGCAGAGTCAACTAAATTTATAGTAAGATCAGAGTCTATACCTTCTTGACCAATAATCTTAATAACATGGTCTGAATCTAATATGTTAGGTTTACCAGTTAACGAATTATATGCAAAGTCTTGAGGTGTCTGACGTACCTGTACATATGCACTATCAATCAGTATAGTAGCATCGACACTGTCAAATAAATCTGGAACATCTGTTAAAGAAGTGTATGAAAAGTCTTGCCTTGCTTGAACGTATGAACTGTCAATTAAATTTACGACTAACCCAGAGTCTATATTACTTTGATTTGCTTGAATGTATGTTGCATCTATCAATGCTTGTGTTGCAACAGAATCTAAGTAATGAGTTTGTCTCTCTTGAACATGCGTTGCATCTATTAGTGAAATTGCTTCTGCAGAGTCTAAGAAATCAAACTTCAACTGTCTTGCTTGTACGTATGCACTATCAACAAGTGATCTGACGTTTGCAGAATCAACTTTTGTATTTACGGCATCTGATAAAGATTGAAAGTTACCGTCTATTTCTGAGACAGTTAACCTACTCCCTTTTGTAGCTCTGAATATAATTGGCATGTCTTTGTCCTATTGCGTTAGATCTATTTAGTTGTTTTCTGGATCACCGAATGGGTTATCTTCTGTGAAATCTAAGAAATCATCACTAAAATCTGTAAATGTCTCGTTCTGTTCCGTTTCTGAAATTTTATTATCTTCACTAACTGTTGTTATAGTAAATCCAGTAAGTGCGTTATTTGTTACGTTTAATAATGTTCCACCAGTTGTAAAGGTGTGGTACTTACCATCGTCTGCACCAACATGTGCGAGATATAGACAACGATCACTGTCACCTGATGAATCAAGATCAACGTTTTGAATCTCACCAGTAATTGTGACACCACTACCAAGAACTTGTTTAACTGTATCACCAATTGCATAATCACTATCCACTGTACTACCACCATCAAAAGAAATGACTGGTAATGTTTCGTATCCTGATCCACCGTTTGTAAC